TTGCTTATCTCCTAAGTAAAAAAACCACCGAAGCCGAAGCTCAGTGGTTGAATTTAGTTTGTTAGAATGATTGCCGCATTAGCCTTCGTCTTTCAATAATCCTGGAAAGGCTTCGTCGATTACTGGTCGACTTACACCTTCCGGTTTTGTCTTACCGATCATACTTATGACCAATTTAGCATCTTCGGGGTGAATACCTTCTAAAAGCTGAATATAACGTTTCTCTCGGTCGAAAGTTTTTAGGTTGTCTCCTGGACCACCCGTTACGAACCATCGAAATTCTTTATTCTTATTTACAAGGTTAGTTGGTACACTTTCAGCGTTGTTCGGAGTATAAGGAGGTGCTCCGTCAGGTAAGTTGAAAGTAACAGTAGTGTCAGTTGACCCACGTAAAATGTCTTTTAAAGCCCATGTTTCATTGTCTTTTAAAATTTTAATTTTGTCAGCTTTTGCTCGTTTCTTACGTACATCTTCTAACACTTCATGAACAAGTTTCATTAAATAAATTCTCCTACACATTCAATCAATAATTTACATCGTTTTTGAACAAGGTAAGGAAACACTTTAGGACGATTGCCCCATGGATCCTGCTGTTCGAAATTATTTATAATACTTTCTTTTACAGGTTCTGGACAATTTGTCAGATCTATTAATTGCTGATTCCTCTGATAATTGCGGTATATTTCATCACCAAGAGCGCGTGGGTCATCCAGTAAGGCCGCCTTCTTCTTGGCGGATAATATACCTTGTCTTCTGCCATCTACAAAAACATTATCGTCAGATAATACGTTTGGTACACCATCTCCTGTGTCACCTTTGAGAATATGCTCAGCAAGATATGTACGAGGATTAGGTTCTACGACAAACTTCTTGAGTAGAGGAGAAAACTGTCTAACGTTATTGTGAACTTGTAATTGTTTAAAGTCACCATCAGCTGAGACTATCATAACAGGTTCGTGTTTGCCGAACTCTTGTGTCTCTAGTGCAAGCTGCGCAATCACGTCATCAGCTTCACAACCATCTTCATGCATAACTTTGTATGGAAAGTTTTCTTGTATCTCTTCACGTACTAAATTAATAATACGAAACACTTCATTCCAATCAATAGCAGACTCACTACGTTTCTTTCTACGTGATGCCTTGTATTGAGGAAATGCATCTTTACGCCAATTGTTCATACCGTCTGCAACGACAACCATCTCACCATATTCTTTGTGAAACTTCTGTCGATACATACGAATAGAATTAAGTATCATATGGCGGATCAGACCTTCGTCTGCCGCCAACTTTTGTACTGCAACATTGCCGATTGCAATGGCGTTATAATCAAGTAATATCATTACCAATCCTTATATTCTTGTTCCACATTCTCATTGTAAGAAAATCCTGCATTATATGCATCAATCTCGTCTTCACTCATTTGTGGTTCGTCGATGAGTTCTGAAGTGCCAGTAGCACCAGTATACAAATGAGGAAAACGGCCACGCCTGTAATAGCTATCAGCCATGCCACGATCGAAAGCACCTCCGTGCCTTCTGTCCCGTGAATCAATGTCCACATTGTAGAGTTTTCCACCATAATAATATGTTCCTTCTATTGGAGGGTGAACTGTAATAAAACCATCGTCTTCAATCAAAGGTGCCATAATCCAACATCCTCTCTTTGCTAATGTTAGTGCGAACATTTTCTTTGTTCGCCCACGCTTCCATAACGCGTTTTGTTGAAACCATAGACCACTTTAGTTGTCCATCACTGTTTCGTTCAGTCCAAAGATTTGAATGCTTTGCATCCGCTTCGTAAGGACAATTGAATGTCTCGAGGTATAATCCACCTCGAGCATTTGATGCTTTAACACTCCACACACCCATTATGCTGCCTCCCTTTCTTTTAAGAAATCAACTAGAGTCATTTCGTACATGAATTCGAATCCCATCATAGCACACTCGTACACTTGACCGATTTCGTTATGTGACCAAGCATTGTCACTATGTACGATGAAATGATCTCCCATCATAGAAGAACGTAAACCGTATAGTTCACCGTCAATCTCACGCAAAGGTGCAAGAACTTTAACGTCGTCATTGTTATCAGGATTTTCGTAGAACTTTTTGCTCCATGAACCCATAATGTTTTGTGTCCATCTGTAAGCATATTCACATGCTGCTGACTCAGTTGTAATATGTGCAGGAATTGTAACTTCTGCAACTCTTACTGATTCTGATTCTGTATCAGCCGGGTGAGCCATATGTATAACTGTAACTTTCATTTTCATCTCCTTCATGATATAATAATATACTACACTAATTCATATCGAATGTACACAGTTATTTTGCTGTTTTGCGCATTTTTTTTATATTTTAGCAAAAGTGTGACATTTATATCACATGCCGATTAGCCCATGCTTTTTCAAAAGGTTCTTTGCAATAAACCATTCTTTCATGGTTTCCCCATAGTCTTTTAAGATAAGAATCTTTTATTTGTCTTACTACATTATCATTGTATAGTGGATTTATTAAATGTCCTTTGACTGCGTAATGTAACTCATTCGCAAACTTTCTCTCTTCGTCGTCCATCGATATCTCCTAGATGTTTCGAGTGGACCTTCAGACCTATGAACTCATTATAATACATGGGATCAAGTAGAACATCTCTATCGAATTGTTCCTTTGCTTCATAATATGATAATTCACCTTTAGTCTTGCATAATCGCAATACTGTTCGAATGAACCTGTCGCCGCCATGAGCTTCGACTAAACCTTTTACTTTTTCATTACTTCCATAGTAATCTTTCCAGTCAGATTCCTTTATTTGTATTCTTTTACGCTTCTTACCTTTGAGAGGCGGCAGTCTACGTTTGGACCATAATGTTTTCTTACCAATGTATTTCTTACCATTAGTTTTATCTTCAATCTCATAAACGAAACCGACCCATAATGAAAGTTCATCATGAGCCGGATTAAATTCTTTATCTTTGTAATACCACATGCATCTATTTATTCCTCATCAAAGTATTCCTCATCGAGGTCAATAGGCGCACCACATAGCGGGCAATGTTCTGGTTCGTCATCTGAATTTAATACTTCTATTACTGTTTGGCCGTCACAGACGGGGCACTCAATGTCATAATTTCTTTTTGCCAAGGTTTATGCCTCACACGCGGCACAGTTCATGATATCGCGAACTAGCTCCTGTGCGGGATTAGCTGATCGCTGATAATAAAAAGTCTTCACACCTAGTTTCCATCCTTCGATGAGCAATGCGTTTACGTCTTTTGCTGATACGTCTGGATGAATTAATATATTGAGAGACTGTGCCTGATCAATGTGTTTTTGCCGAGCAGCTGCTTGTTGTACAATAATTAGTGGTGATATTTCTGAGAATGTTTTGAATACATTTTTCTCATCTTCAGTTAGAAAGTCAAGATGCTGGACTGAGCCACCACGCTTGAGAATTGATACCCATACTTCTTCATTATCTTGTTCATACTTTACTAGTACATCTTTGAGATATGGGTTACGATATGTGAATTTACCCTTTGCTAAATCCTTTGTAAAGTAATTAGACGCAAGTGGTTCAATCGAAGGTGACACTTGACCTAGGATAAAAGATGACGATGTTGTGGGCGCAATGGCGGCAACCGTGAGGTTCCTCAGGCCGTATCCTTTCATACCCTCGGGCTCACCATACTTCTCTGCAAGTTCTTGCGATGCTTTGACTGATCGTTCTTTTATTTCTTTTGATATTTGTGTATTAAGTAACATAGCATCAAATGATTCAAATGCAATGCCCTTTGATTGTAGATATGAATGCCAACCTAATTGACCTAAACCTAATGCTCTCCAACGTACGGCAAAGTTGTGTGATGATTCCATGAATTGAATACCACGCGTCTTGCGAATATATTCAGTCATGACTGCATCAAGAAATGTTATCATGGTCTCAACAGCATCAGTGAGTTTCCATTCATCGTATGTCAATAGATTCATCGATGCAAGATTACACACAAATGATTCGTCTTGTGCTGATGGTAACGCAATCTCGGAACAGAGATTAGATGCCCATATTGTACGTTCTTTATCTTTGAGTACTTGAGGCTTATTGTTGTTTACTGTATCTTTGAAAAACAAA